AACATTTTTGGCATCAAATATACGATATGCAGTTCATATTGATGCAGATAATGAGAATTTTAATATACCCTTTAAATTTTGCACGGTTTGGAACAAAGGTAATATTGGCGACGCATTAGCTGTATGGGCTTCACCTTCTCCGTTTGGTATAGGTATGACATCGGGTATGAAACTATTGATTGAAGATTGTGAGGTAAAGGGTATTGATTACGCTATGTATGCGCATACTAATAATACCTTTTCAAAACCATCAGAAATTAAATTCAACAGATGCAAAATTATAACGACTAATTGTCAGGATAATATAATAATGCATGCACTACCCTTAGGTACAGGTTGTATGGATAGATTTATTGTCGAAAATTGCGATGTTGATGAAGGTGGAATAGATATTCGATCTACCCCTTGGTATCCGGATGAGTTGGTTAATCAACGGGCAGATCATGCCGAATATGAATTGATATTACCTTCAATGAAACCACGTGCCATATTCAATAGCTCACTAACCGGAAAAGGGCTTCGAATTAAAAGTAAAAGTACAGGCGAAGGTTCAACAGTTAACTTTGATTCAACTTCAACTGCTTTTAACGCGATAATTGGAAACTCACTGATATCTGTAGAGATAATAAATAAGTATAACAGGTGTGAAATATTTGGATATCAATATAAATATGGTGGTCAAGGGCTAAGTGGTTACGCCATTGGTTCATTAGATATTGGTCAATATCTTGTTGGTGGATCAGTAAATAAATACATTGGAGCATTGGGTAAGAGACTCGGTGATTGTTCTACTATTAATAAAACTTTAACGGTATATATCGATGGGGTAACTCACAATATCGTATTCAATAAGAATTATAATGGTACCAATGAATTTACAGCTCCGACATATTCGAATTCTCAAATATTATCAGAAATAACAGCGATAATAGGTACTGTATCTACAGTTGATGAATACGTTGTTGGTCGTGATTACTATCCACAATTCAGCGGTGTATTAAATATGAAAAATGCTGACACTACAGAAGTTTTAGCAGGCATGGGCGTAGTTTTTACAGGATTGAAAACATTCAGAAAGGCATTGAATTCAGATGGTAGAATAGACGGGATTTGTCTTGATGATGGAAGGGTTGGAGATGAATGTCGAGTTATTATAGAAGGTGAAATCTATTCAAGTGCGTCAAATGAACGCTTCTCAACATATGATTCAGCCGGTTGGTTGAGCATGGGGTCAAAATTCGGTATATCATCAACAATTCCAGGTAAATTTGATATTGCAGCAAATCCTAAAGTTTTAATTTGTAATCGCGATAACGTAGTAACGTTCATTAAATAAATTAATGCCATGTATGAATTTTTAGACAGCTTTTGCACCTACATGAAACCGTTTCTCATGTTCGCGATCACGGGAATAGTGAGCGTATTTTCACCGCTTCATGATGTGTTGTTTGCTTTATTTTTATCGTTTGCTTTTAATATAGCAACCGGGATCATTGCAGACATTCACGCAAACAAAGAAGAGTTTAAAATAAAGAAAGCATTTGAAGCGATTGTACACCTTACATTTTACGTCGCTTTGGTTTATTTTATTTACAACATTGCACTTAGTTTAGGAGATGCCGAATCAGGAAGGATTGGGGTTAAATGGGCTACTTATATAGTCGTTTACTTCTACCTCACGAATATTCTTCGAAACGCTTCTTTGTGTTTTCCGAATAATCAAACAATATCCTTTCTCTACATGGTCCTGACTACTCAGATATTTGCGAAATTAAAGGATATGTTAGGGATTAAATCAAATAAAACAGAATAATATGGCAAACTATAAATCAGCCATCTCAAAAGTCCTGTTAACTGAAGGCGGTTATGTGAATGATCCGGATGATAACGGAGGCGAGACTTACAGAGGTATTGCCCGTAAGTTTTGGGCGAACTGGTCGGGATGGGTCATCATTGATATTTGTAAAAAAGACCCAAAAAACTTTCCAAAAAACTTGAATACTAATCCTACTTTGAATGAGTTGATAATTGGGTTTTACAAGATCAATTTTTGGGATAAAGTTGGAGGGGATGCCATCAAGGATCAGAACATTGCCTATGTGTTGGTTGATACGGCAGTTCTGGAAGGAATAAAGCCGGCTGTAAAAAGGGAACAGGGAATTTGTGGCATGGCTCAAAATGGAATTATAGATCAATATTTAGTAGGTAAATTAAATTCAATGGCATGAAAAAGATACTCTTTTTATTCTTCATTTTAGCGGGTTGTACGCAAATAAAACCCGTTACGACTCTTCCGGACGCAATTGATTCAACTTCGTATTATAAGGCGAAATGTGATTCGATCACAACCCTTGCTATGAAATATGAAACTTATTTAGTGAGTTACGAAAACCGGATATTGGATAAGAATGATTCCATTCAGGTATTATCTGATTCAATTTTAAAACTAAATGTACGTCCATTGATGTCAACGTCACAGTTTTTGAACTTGTATAAGTACGAAAGACTTTTGAAGTACTATAAGATTTGCAAGAATAAACCTACCCAGTGGAAGTATTACAAGGGTTGGTCAACCAGGGTATTTGAAAATTAAAAAACAATCATTATGAAAACTAAACTCCTTTATTTCGTATTCACGTTCTTGTTTCTGTTCGCGTGTTCCACGTTGAAGAAAACAAGTGAAACCTCTTTAAAAACGTCCATTGACAGTAAAGCAAGCCTTACCAAGGATATTCAGCTAAACACTGATTCAACGAAAACGGATAAATCGAAAACCAACAACGAAAATACCGTTGATAAATCATTCGACCAGGTAAGTAGCCAGTCGGGGAATATAACCGGTACGCTGAAAATGTATGATCCCACAAAACCGATTGATCCGCTGACCGGAAAACCTCCGCTTGTTTCGGAATTGGATTTTACAAATAAAACTCAAACGGATAATACTGTGACAGAAAACGTAAAGACAGGATCTAAATCAGAAATCATAAACGACATAAAAACCGCCGTAAAAAAAGGACTTGATGTCAAAATAGATTCGGCAGCCGAATCGAAAGTAATCTCCGATCAGAAAGCATTGACCACGAAATCACGAACTTCAAATAACTGGTGGTGGATCATTATCCTTGTTGTTGCCGGTGGTGGCGTGGTTTTCTTTTTTATCCGGAAGATTCCGTTTGTAGTGATATGGAATAAAATAAAGAAATTGGTTTAAATAATTCAAAATAAAGGGGGAACTAAAAAGCCCCCGGCAGTTAGTAGAGATACCACTCACGTACTAACACAACGATGCGACTTAGCGCATACCGGGGGCCAAATGCCTTTAGGTTGCCAAGTCGCATTTTTGTATTTATAAAGTACGTGAGTGGTTTTGCAAAGATATAAAATCACTACTGTCCGACTAAAAAAAGAGTGATTTAGATAAAAGACAAAAGGGAAGCAACCCAATTTGGATAACTTCCCTCGATATAGTATTTTTGTTGTACCACCAATAAAAAACTATATGGGCAAAAATACAGAAATTAATTTAGTCGGACAGCCGATTTTCAAACAAATTATAAATTTACTGGACGTAATAAATATAACCTGCATAGTGAAGCGTCACGAAGCAGATCGTTATTATAAAACATATCCATCCAAGACGCAGTTAATAACAATGCTATTCGGTATAATAAGCCGATGCGATTCTATGGGTGAAATCTGTGAAGGACTGCGAGCAATGAGTGGGAAGTTAAACCATTTGGGTTTAAAAGGATCTCCCGCTAAAAGTACAGCCTGCGATGGTTTACGTAACCGGACAGATAAGTTTTTTGAAGATGTTTATTTCACCTTGGTAAAGCATTATCAAAGTTTTTTATCGGACAGCCGAACTTTTGGACTGAGTTTTAAGGAGGTTCTTTTGATAGATTCAACCACTATCACCTTGTTCAGTGACATACTTAAGGGTGTTGGTCGCAATCTGAAAGGAGATGGCAAAAAGAAAGGCGGTTTGAAGGTACATATGCTTATTGATGCAGTTCAATCTGTCGGACGTTTTATCAAAATAACGGAAGCCAAGGTACATGATAAAAACTTCTTAAAATCATTAGATTTAGTTACAAACACGATGATTGTCTTTGATAAAGCATACAATTATTATCATCAGTTTGCTTTGTGGACGAATAATAAAGTTTATTTTGTAACTCGTCAAAAATCAAATGCAAAATATGAAGTTATAGAAACCAAACGCAGACATGATCGTATCAAGGATATGGCCATGGTCTTAATGGAGGAGATTATTGAACTGGTATATGTTCCAGAAGATGAATCGGGTAAACGACAAAACAAAAAACGAGGACGAGTAACATTAAGAAGAGTTTGCTATCAAGATGAAAAGAATAGACATTATGTGTTTTTGACTAATAATTTGGAGATTCCGCCTGAAGAGGTTGCATTTCTGTATAAAAAACGCTGGGGAATTGAACTGCTTTTCAAGAAAATGAAGCAGAATTTCCAATTGCACTTCTTTTATGGAGAGAATGAAAATGCAATACGTACTCAAATTTGGTGCACTTTGATAGCGCAACTATTATTGACAGTGTTACAGAGAAAAGCTGAAACAAAAAAAGCTTTTTCAATAGTGGCAACCCTGGTAAGAATACATTTGATAAGCTTGTTGGATGTATATGAATTACTAAGAGGAACCAAAAGAACTTTCGAAAAGAACCAAAACTCTCCACCAAACACAGGACAGTTTACACTGAACCTGCAATTTTGAGGGGAGGTCTATTTTTAAAATCTCAATTCAATGCCCATTTTATAGGCATTGCAAAGAGTTTATTGATCAATTTTAATTTTAGTCGGACAATAGTGATTTTCAATCTTT